GATGCCTTAGGCATTGATCATGAAGAACAACCAAAACAAGTAACAGTTTATGAACCTGTGGAATCTGGGCCAGAGGATCAAGACGAAGATTATCGTCTTGTTCGTAATACTCTTCGCAACCTCATAGAAAAAGGTAATGATGCCCTTGAAGATATATCTCAAATTGCCAGACAAAATGAGTCGGCAAGAGGATTTGAGGTTGTTGCTAATCTAATTAAGACTGTAGGAGAAACGTCTAAGGACCTATATAACCTACAGAAAATGAAGCGGGATCTAAAAGAACCTGCACCTGATACTGACCCACGAAAGAAAAGTGCGGATAGTATCAATGTAGAGCAGGCTGTTTTTGTTGGTTCTACTGCTGAATTGCTTGCTGCTATAAAGAACAAGAAAGAAGAAGATGGCAAGGACGCCGTTTAGTTATCAAAATAATCCAAACCTCCCAAACGAGCAGTACCGTCATTCTTTCACTCAAAAAGAATTAAACGAATACTTGAAATGTGCGGAAGATCCGGTATATTTTTCTAAGAAATATATCAAGATCATCAACGTCGATAAAGGTCTAATTCCATTTGCTATGTGGGATTTCCAAGAGAAGATGTTGCAGACCTTTCACGATAATCGTTTCTCTATCTGCAAGCTACCACGACAGGTCGGTAAGTCAACTACAAGTGTGGCATACATTCTTCACCAAGTTCTATTCAACGAAAACTTTGTTGTCGCTATTCTAGCTAACCGTGCTCCAACTGCCCGTGAGTTGCTACAGAAACTTAAACTTGCTTTTGAGTATCTGCCTATGTTTCTCAAGCAAGGCATCAAAGAGTGGAACAAAGGTTCTATCTATCTTGCCAACGGTTCAAGAGTTCTAGCTGACTCCACCAGCGGATCATCAGTTCGTGGTTTCTCGTTCAACCTAATCTTTCTGGACGAGTTTGCGTTCGTTCCAAACAACATTGCCGAAGAGTTCTTTAACTCAACTTATCCTACTATTTCATCTGGTAAAACATCTAAGGTCGTTATCGTTTCTACACCAAACGGTATGAACCTATTCTATAAGATGTGGACAAAAGCTGTAGAAAAGACTAGCACATATCAACCCATTGAGATCCACTGGTCAATGGTGCCAGGTAGAGATGCTAAATGGGCAGAAGAAACCATTAGAAACACCTCACAGAGACAGTTTGACCAAGAGTTTGGTTGTGAGTTCTTAGGTTCATCTAATACTCTTATTAATGGTTCTAAACTGGCCGCTCTACACTGGAAAGAACCTATTACCAGAAACGAATGTATGGATATCTTTGAAGAACCTATATCAAAACACACCTACGTTCTATGCGCCGATGTATCCGAGGGCCAAGGTCTTGACTACTCAGCCTTCTCTATATTTGATGTGACCGAGATACCCTACCGACAGGTTGCTAAATACCGTAATAATGAAATAAGTCCTATGCTTCTACCGGCCATCATCTATTCGGCCGCCACAAAGTATAACGATGCCTTTGTCCTTGTTGAAATTAACTCCATTGGCCTCCAAGTTGCTGATATTCTACACCACGAACTGCTATACGAAAACCTGTTAAAGTTCCAGATCAAAGGAAAACAGGGTATGCAGGCCTCTGGTGGTTTTGCCGCAGGTAAGAATAAACTGGCCTTTGGTCTAAGAATAACGGCGCAGTCTAAAATGATTGGTTGTGCTAACCTCAAGACCTTAGTGGAGAGTGATAAACTTATACTAAATGATGAAGATACCATCACCGAGTTATTTTCTTTCTCGGCCACTAAAAAGACCTTTATGGCGGAAGAGGGTAGTAATGACGACCTTGCCATGACACTGGTTCATTTTGGATGGTTGACCGCACAGAAACTATTTAAAGAAACTGTCTCCAACGATATTCGTTATGCTCTACAAAAAGAGATTTCCTATCTTGAAGATGTTGATAATGTACCTTTTGGGTTTATAGACAATGGTATAGACGATCCTTTCCCTGAAAAAGACTCTAGCGGAGACCGATGGATTACCACCGAAAAAGAGGGACTTTACATTGATCCTCATTGGGATCCAGCATTATAATGGAAAATGTCAAAACACTAAATAAGTAGAAATGGATATAAAACACCATTCCAACCTATAAAAAGGAGTAAAAAATGGCAACTCTACTTTCACCTGGTGTAGCATGGTCCGAAGTTGATCTAACGACCGTTGTACCATCACTATCTACTACAGTTGGAGGTTTCGCCGGCAACTTTGTTTGGGGCCCAGTAAATGAATTAACAAGACTTAGTAATGAAATTGAACTGGTAAATACCTTTGGTCAACCAGATCAAAATACTTTCACCTCATTCTATACCGCAGCAAACTTTCTAAGCTACGCACAAAATCTTTTGGTTGTCCGTGCATGTGACACAACCGAAGCAAATAACGCAGTATCAGGATCACAACCACTCGTTATTGAAAATAATAACATTTATGAAAACGAATATATGAACCTTTCAGCAGCTGCTAATACAGGCATGTTTGCTGCTCGTTATCCTGGTGCCGTTGGCAACGGACTTAAAGTTTCACTTTGGGCATCTGCTAATTCTACAGCATTTTCTTCATGGACTTATGCACCAAACTTTAATGGTGTTCCAGGAACAACAAATTGGACTACCTCAAGACGTGGTGCTAATGACGAAATGCATATTATCGTTATTGACACATTAGGTAATTTTTCTGGTACACCAAATACCGTCTTAGAGCGTTTCTCATATGTTTCTAAGGCTATTGATGCTACTAATGATGATGGAACATCAAATTATTATATCAATGTAATTAATGACCGTTCAAAATACGTTTATATTCTGCATCACGCTCAGATGGCAAATGGTTCTGCCGATACAACAACATGGGGTTCAACCGCAGCAAATACAACATTTGCTGAAGGCAATACAAACTATACCGCAACATTAGCAGGTGGCACGAACGGTGCTCCTACAAGTGGTGATTTAACAGATGCTTATGATCTTTTCAATGATGCCGAAAAAGCAGACGTTTCATTATTAATGACAGGTGATGCCTCTCAAACAGTTTCGGAATATATTGTTGATAATATTGCTGAAGGTCGTAAAGATTTGGTAGCATTTATTTCACCTCCTCAAGCAGCAGTTGTCAATAACATCGGAAGCGAAGCAACTGCTATTATCACAAATCGTAATCTATTCAACTCAACTTCATATGCAGTTATGGATTCAGGTTGGAAGAAACAGTTTGATAAGTATAACAATGTCTATCGTTGGGTTCCTCTCAATGGTGATATTGCTGGACTTTGTGCTAGAACAGATTATACAAATGATGCTTGGTGGTCACCTGCTGGTCTAAATCGTGGTCTAATTAAGAATGTTACCCAGCTTTCTTGGTCGCCTAATCAGGCTGATAGAGATACACTATACAAAAACTCAGTCAACCCAGTCGTTTCTATGTCTGGTGTCGGCACAGTTTTCTATGGTGATAAAACCATGACATCTAAACCATCTGCATTTGACCGTATAAACGTTCGCAGATTGTTTATTGTTCTTGAGCAATCAATTTCAAGAGCTGCTAAGTATTCTCTATTTGAGTTCAACGATGAGTTCACAAGAGCCCAGTTCGTTGCTCTAGTAGATCCTTTCCTTAGAGACATTAAAGGTAAAAGAGGTATCTTTGACTATCAAGTTGTTTGTGATACCACTAATAATACACCAGAGGTCATTGACAAAAACGAATTTGTTGGTGACATCTATATCAAACCAGCTCGCGCAATTAACTTCATTCAGTTGAACTTTGTTGCCGTTGGTACAGGAGTTGCCTTCTCCGAAATTGTTGGTAAAACAGGCGTCTAATAAATAGGAAAAGGAGAAAACTAAAATGGCATTTAATGTTCAACAATTTAGAGCAAGTCTTGTCAATGACGGCGCCCGCGCCAGTCTCTTTGACATTACAATGAACATGCCTCCAGCGCCTGGGATTACACCTCTTACCTCTGCGGCTATCACGTTTAAGGCAAGAGCATCATCTCTACCTGGAGACTCAATATCTTCTATCAGCGTCCCATATTTTGGTCGTGAGATCAAGGTTGCTGGTACAAGAACATTCCCTGATTGGTCATTCACTGTTATTAACGATGAGAACTTCCTCATCCGCAATAACCTAGAACTTTGGATGAGTGCCCTCAATGCTCACGTCCTGAATGTTCGTAACCCAGTATTGGCAACAATGAGAACTTATCAAGCCGATGCTATGGTTACTCAGTATGCTAAGACAGGTGAGATCATTAAGCAATATAAGTTGATCGGTTGTTTTCCAACTGACGTTTCTGCTATTGATCTTGATTGGGCCTCAGGCGACCAGATTGAAGAATTTACTGCTACATTTTCCTACCAATGGTGGGAATCAGCGTTTCCAGTTCAGACAACTGACGTTTCTGGCGCTTAATTTGTAACATAAATATAACAATGGGGTGGAGTTACGACTCCTCCCCATAAAAAGTGTAGGCCACGGTTGGGGAACCTGCCTACTCTATGTCTAAGATGGAGACACAGCATGACTATTTATAGAGCAATATATGAAGAATATTACGGTCCTATTCCATTAGATATTCATGGAAGGACTTATGAAATACACCACAGAGATGGTAATAGGGATAATAATGATCCTTCAAATCTAGTGGCATTAACCATGGATGAACATTTTGATATTCATTATGAACAGAAAGATTGGGCTGCGTGTTTAGCAATTTCTATGCGGATGGAAAAATCTACTGAAGAAATTTCTAAAATACAGTCTAGTATAGGTAAAAAAAGTGCTCTAAAACGAATTGAAGAAGGTACACATAATTTCCTTGGTAATAGTTATAGATTAGGTATTAAACATACTGAAGAAACTAAAACAAAGATTAAGGAAAAAAGATCAAAACAAGTTATTTCAAAAGAGGCATATGCAAGAGCAGCGGCCTCAAAATTAGGTCAAAAGAGAACTAAGGAATCAAAACGTTTAATGAGTAAAGTTGCTGTAGAAAGAAACAATACATCTAGACGGATTGTTTGTCCTCATTGTTCTAAAGAAGGGCCTAAACCACAAATGATGCAATGGCATTTTGATAAATGCAAAAATAGGAGTGACGACAATTAAGCTCTTCGGATTTGAGATTGGTACACCTAAAAAGGTTGAAGACCAACAACAGTTAGAACCAAAACAAAAATCATTCTCTTTGCCGATGAATGATGATGGTGCGGTAACCGTAGCGGGAGCAGGATACTACGGCACATACGTAGACCTTGACGGTACATTCCGTAACGAAACACAATTAATCACAAAATACCGCGAACTTTCTATTCAACCAGAAATGGAAACGGCCATTGATGAGATTGTCAATGAGGCAATCGTCATTGAAGAAGGTGGACAGTGCGTTGAAATCAACATGGACGAACTTAAAGTTCCTGCTGGTATTAAGAAACGCATTGAAGACGAATTTAATTATATTTTAAAACTACTCAACTTTGGTAATATGGGTCACGATATCTTCCGTAGATATTATATTGATGGTAGATTGTTCTATCATGTTGTTATTGACGAAACCCAACCATTAGCAGGAATTCAAGAGGTCAAGTATATTGACCCTCGCCGTATTCGTAAGATCCGCGAAATCCAAAAGATGCGTGATCCTAATACAGGCGTAGAACTTATCAAAAGACAGATCGAATATTACCTCTATAACGAAAGAGGTATGATTGGATCAGGTTCCAATCTAGGATCTAAGATTGCTCCCGATAGCATTATCAATGTTAATTCTGGTCTAATGGACCCAAAACAGACAATGGTTCTTTCCTATCTACATAAGGCAATCAAACCATTTAACAACCTTAGAATGGTTGAAGACGCAACCGTCATTTATCGCCTCTCCAGAGCACCGGAGCGTCGAGTATTCTACATTGACGTAGGTAATATGCCAACCGTCAAGGCCGACCAGTATGTTAGAGATATTATGGTCAAATACCGTAATAAACTCGTATATGATTCCTCGACCGGTGAAATCAAGGATGACCGTAAACATCTATCTATGCTTGAGGATTTCTGGTTACCACGCCGTGAAGGTTCTAAAGGTACCGAAATCTCCACACTAGAAGGTGCAAGAAACCTTGGTGAATTAGAAGATGTTAAATATTTTCAGTCTAAACTCTACCGTTCACTAAATGTTCCTATTGGCCGTCTAGAACCACAGCAAGGTTTCTCTCTTGGTCGTTCTACAGAAATCACCAGAGATGAATTAAAGTTTACAAAGTTTATACAAAGACTACGTAATAAGTTCTCTATTCTATTTGATGATATGCTCCGTGTTCAATTGGTGCTCAAAAAGGTCTGTACCGATGAAGAATGGAAAGAGTTCAAAGAAGATATCTTCTATGATTTTAAGACCGACAATAACTTTGATGAACTTAAAGAAGCGGAACTTCTATCTACAAGACTCGACGTTTTGACTAAGGTTGATCCATTTGTTGGTAAGTATTATTCGATAGAGTGGGTTCGTAAAAACATACTTCAACAATCCGATGAAGATATGGAAGAAATTAATGCACAAATGGAGCAGGAGAATGCCATTGTTGCTCAACAGCAGCAGCAGCAAATGATTGCCCAGCAGCAACAGCAACAGGCCGATCAAGAAAATCAATTGATGTATAATGCACAACAACAGATTACACAGGCTGCGGTGCAGCAAGAGATTGAAAAGAACCGAGAAGAACAACCTGTTAGTAAGAATGAACTAATCAATAAAGACCATGAACAATCTATGATGGACAAAAAGATTGAACTTGAAAGAATTAAAGGTAAAAAAGCACAACCTAAGAAACCTTTGATTAAAGAAGCAAGATCATTAGGTCTAACTTATGTTGGATCCAATAAATATGCTAATAACCAAGGTGTTATAACACATCTAAATGAAAACGGTTATCTTGTTAAACTAAATAAGGATAATTTAGTTGACTAAAAAACTTTTAGACAAACCTACATCAACGGTCAATGATCTTGCTAAGAAATACGGCGTGCCTGTATTACAAGTCAAAAAACAGTTGTTGAAAGGAATAAAAGTAGAAAAAGAACATACAGATCATCCTAAGATTGCTAGAGAGATTGCTCTAGACCATCTTGGTGAAAGATTAGATTATTATACCAAATTAGATAAAGCACACCTTGAGGAATCAGATACAGGTGGTATAAGAGGTTTAGGATATACTTCGGGTGATCCGGCAGGAACAAATTATGTTCAACAATATATTGACACCAATGCTATGTCTTATACAGATAATAATGGTAGTAAACTAGAATATATTAAAAAGAAACATATTGATCATCATAATAAAAGTTTAGGTTATAACTTTTTTGATCCTACAAAGATCAAGTCATCATCTAACTTTATAAATGAAGCAAGAGAACGAGTAAAGACAAAGTTGAACGAACTTGGTGGATCAGGTGAACCAAATAGTTATACTGGATTAACAGATGCACCACCAAAGTTAAGAGCAAATGACCAACTAGAAGAAGGTCCAAAACTAGACAAGGCCAAAAAGGTTGCCAAAACAGTTGCTATAACAGGAATGACTGCTGCTAATATGTATACCATGGGTGATGCTATTAGTCAGCATAAACCAAGACATCAAACTGATATGGTAAGAGCAGCATCAGCATTACCAGGTGCCGCAGGTTGGGGTGCCAGTGCGATTCATTATGGTAAAAAAGGATATGATTTAGCAAAAGCAGCATTAAAAAAGAAACAGATGGAAGAAGATACTTTTAACGAAGACCTAAGAAAATGGTTTAGAGAAAAGTGGGTCCGATACGATACAAAAGGTAATATAAAAGGACCTTGTGCGAGAGAAGAAGGTGAAGGCAAACCAAAATGTCGTCCTCTTGCAAGTGCCAGAGCAATGAGTAAAGATGAAAGAGCAAAATCAGCGAGACGTAAAAGAAGGGAAGACCCAGTGGCAGATAGACCAGGCAAAGGTGGTAAACCTATTATGGTTAATACCAACGAAGAAACACTTTTAGAAAAAAATGTTCCTACAAATCCTGCTTTGTGGGCTAGAGCAAAGGCACAGGCAAAAGCAAAGTTTGATGTTTATCCTTCCGCTTATGCTAACGGTTGGGCTTCTAAATGGTATAAATCAAAAGGTGGTGGATGGAAATCTGCTACTAATGAATCTGTTGAAGATAAAACGGATGCTTCTGATGAAACGGGTATGGCAAAAACACAGCTCAAAGCAATATCATCAAAAGCAAATAATCTAGATTCAAAATTAAAAAATCCTAAAAATCTCCCTGCTTGGGTTCAAAGTAAAATTGCCGTTGCTAAAGATGGTATAACAGCAGTTGATGATTATATGTCACACACTGGTGATAAATTTGAAGAATCCGCAGCATGGCAGCGTAGTGCTGGTAAAGATCCAGAAGGTGGTTTGAACCGCAAAGGTATTGCTTCATATCGCAGAGAAAATCCAGGTTCTAAACTTTCTATGGCCGTTACAACTCCTCCATCAAAGTTAGATCCTAAAGGCAAGGCGGCAAAGCGTCGTAAGTCATTCTGTGCCCGCATGGGTGGCATGAAAGGTCCTATGAAGGACGAAAAAGGTAGACCAACTCGCAAGGCTCTAGCATTGCGTAAATGGAACTGCGAAGAAGAAACAAATGCATTACCACAAACAACTCAACGTGGTATCTATGAAAAGCATTTGACTCCTGCTGAGACCAAAAAGAAAGAAGAAATTGTAATGTCCATGAAGAAAGGTCTTCCTGGAATGAAAAAGCGTTATGGTGAACGTGCTAAAGAAGTATTATATGCTACAGCAACAAAAAGAGCAAAGCAGGTTGCCGAAGGACAGATTGATGAAATGGCCGGCGCAGGAGCAGGAGCACAATTGGCTTCAATGATAAGTTTCTTAACACCTCCAAGATTAGCGGCAGGTTTACTTGCAGATAAAATTAGTGGTCAATCTGCTAAAGATGATGAAGTAAAGAATCTTAAAGGATCTATCAATCAGCAAAGAAAACTAGACGCTATTCAAAACGCTGCCGATTGGCCTGATAATCGTAAATCTACACAAATGAACGAAATTTCCGCAGAAAAAGTAGGTAAAGTTCATCTTAGATACTTAGAACAAAACAAACCAGTTCCTCCTTTTGTATCAAGAGCTGTTATTAAGAAATGGTTAGAATCAAAAGTTGGAAAAGTACCAGAAAAAACATCTAAGAAACAAGTAAAAGAAAATAGTAAAGATAAAGATTGGGATGAAGCAACAGGCCCAATGGGTAAAGGTGACGTTGCAGAGAATATGAATAAACCAGATACTACATATGCACCAGGTGCTACAGGAATAACCAAAACAATATACGAGGAAACTACAATGGAAAATCAAAACCTTATCAATGAGGCGATTGAGAACATCCTAGAAAATGATCTCGGCGCTATGAAAGATAACTTTATGGCCGCTCTACAAGAGAAGGCTCAAGAGAAATTGGAAGAAAAGAAAAAGCAAATTGCTTCCGATTATTTTGCACAGTAAAGGATAACAATATGAAAACACTCAAGCAGATCCGTGAAGAATACAATGGTAAATTTACATCTCAGGTAGAAAGTCTTCCTGAGGAGTTGATGCTTGAGAATAAAGGCATGGCAACTTATAAAGATATGCCTTCATTGCTTATCTTTAGAAGATTATCATTTAGATTATATCCGAAAAATCAAGTCGTGGCATTATACTATTCAAAATTGCTTGACAAGTATCTTTCTATTCCATTTGGACCTGGAGGCAATGTAAACCTAGGTGAAGCAGTTGTTTATGATACACTAGATGAAGCATGTTGGGATAATTATAAGCAAGAAGGTATGAAGAAAAAAGGTAATAAGATGGTACCTAATTGTGTACCTGTAGAGGAACAAGGTTCAAGTGCTACACGATATACCGAACGTCCGACATATGAGCATTTTAAAGAGAATATAGAAAAACTACGTGAAGAAAGAATGAACGAAGGATTGGCAGACGTTGCCGATACAGTAGCAGACATTGCTATTCCATATTATAGTGCAGGTAAGAAATTATATAAAGGTGATTACAAAGGTGCTGCCAAAGATGCGGCCGTTGATACTGCCATGATGGCAGTTGGTGGTCCTCTCACTAGAGTTGCAGCAAAAGGATTAAAAGCAGGCGCAGGCATTGTCCGTAAAGGTATTGGCAAGTTGACAGGCAAAACCGCAGAAAAAGGTATTGCTAGAGACGCATCAGCAATTGCTAAGAGTGCTAAATCTCCTAAACTAGCATCAAAATCATCTAGTCCTATAAAAAGTGCCGCTGGTGGTGCCGCAGCCGGTGCTGCCGCAGGAGCAGCTTCTGGATCTTCTGCCGGTAGTGATCTTTCAAAAGATACTATAGTTAAAGGATTATATAGAGGTACTCCTCATGGTAAAGCATATAGTTCATGGGAAACCGGATCAGATAAAGATCCTGTATATCAATCAAGATTAAAACAAGCACAATTAAGAGAAAATAAAATAACCGATATTCGTACCATGGTTAAAGAAGGTGTTGAAAACATGGATCTTTCCATTAACGGAAGATCAGTTACACTAAATACCAGTATGGCAAAAAGAATCCTTGAAGTATATGATTCGGTCAATACCAAAAACAAAAAGATTGTTGAAGGTATGTTAAACGAAGACCTTGAATCCTTCAAGAAACTATTAAATTTTTCAGTTAGGAACTAAAAATGGCAAATGTTATTATACAAACAAAGTTAATCGACTCAACAAAAAGAGCATTAATTAGATATGTTATTCACTCTGATGGTACAGACGAAGCAAATACAAAGATTCTTGATGTATCAGGCCTTGCATATTCTCTCAATACAAATGGTAAGATTATGACAAATAATACAGATTCAAAAGGTGTTTATAAAACATCTATTGTGAGAATTTTTGGTAGTTATGCAGCAAAGAATAAAGGATATATTGAGTTAATGTGGGAAACCACAAACAACTCAAATGGTACATCAACATTTGCCACCGTTGGTGAAGGTTTCTTTGATTATAATTTTACCGGCATGGGTCATGGAGATCCTATTTTCACACCATCAGCAAACGTTAATGGTGATATTATTATTAATTCCGATTTCGCAAATCTTGACCATGCCACACTTTATATCGATATTAAGAAAAATGGTGCCGATTATGATCAAGGTCAGACTGCCGATCCAGCAGCATTTAACGCAGCAGGAATACCATAATGGACATTCTAGTAGAATCCATCCTTTCCGAAGATTATGTATCGGCATCAGAGTTATTTGAGGCACGATTAAATGATATCATGGAAAGAAAACTCTATGAGATGAAACGATATATTCAGGCTGAAGGTCTTGGTGGTTTAACAGCAGCACAGATCCAGGCTAGAAAAGAACTTGGTTGGAGGAAAGCATCAGACGTTTTACCTGATCCTCGTGATATTACTATAAGCATTAAACCAAAAACAAAAAAACCCGCACTAAAAAGAAAAAAATTAAAAGAAGATATATCCAGATCCGATGTTGAAGCGGAAAAAAAGAGATTAACAGGTGCCGGAAAAGTTGCACCACATCCATTTATAGCATCTCAAGAAAAAGAGCGTCCTCAACCAGGCGCTTTCGGAACAAAAAAGAAACCAACATCACCAGCAATTAAACATTATGACCCTGAATCTGAAAAAGCAAGACAAGATAAACTTGTAAGTATTGCTGCTAGATCAAAACAACTTAAAAACTTACCTCAGGCAGGTCTTGCTCGTCAAGGTACACCAAGTAAATCGGACAGATATGCCGCAGATATTGCTCAAGCGAGAGATTTGAAAAGAAGAGGTAGTAAAACCGCTGTTAAATTGGTTAGAAAAAAATATGGTAGAGCGTATAGCACATTTCAAGATGTTAAGAAAGCGGCCGGAGAAACAAAAGCATCACCATTCGGACAAGCACTAGGTGGTGTTATTTCTGGTCTAGCAAGCGAATAAAACGCCTAAATATACCTACTAGGTAGAGGAAACAAATGAAACTTATAACCGAAGAAATTTTAGACATTCAGTATCTAACAGAGTCCGATGGTAAGGGTGGTAAGAACCACTTTATCCAAGGTATCTTCATGCAGGCTGAAAAGGTCAATAGAAACGGCCGTGTATATCCTATGAGTGTCCTTGCCAAAGAAGCGGACAGATATAACCGCGAATACGTCCAGAAGAATAGAGCATTTGGTGAGCTAGGTCATCCTGAGAATCCTCAAATTAACCTAGACCGTGTGTCCCACATGATTACATCATTACATCCTGACGGGACAAACTTTATTGGTAAAGCAAAGATTTTAGATACTCCAAACGGAAAAATCGTTAAGAGTTTACTAGATGGTGGTGCAAGCCTTGGTGTGTCAACAAGAGGCGTAGGGTCTCTTAAACCACACAACGGTTTTCAACAAGTCCAAGATGATTATAAGTTAGCAACAGCAGCAGATGTTGTGGCCGACCCATCAGCACCAGAGGCATTCGTTCGTGGAATTATGGAAGGTAAAGAGTGGTTATTCTTAAATGGTCAATGGACCGAACAGTCTAATGACCGTGCGAGAAAACTTATTAAAGAGTCTTCCAGGCATGAATTGGAATCAGTAGCCTTAAAGATTTTTGAAAATTATATTTCAAAACTTTGAAAATACTAAATAACTAGATATAGAAAAAGGAGTATCTAACTTATGAGTAAATCACTTACAGAAGCAGCGAAGGCAGTGCTTGAAGGTAAGCAATTGAATGAGGGTATCCCATCTGTCGGTCCATTGGCCGGCGGCGTGTCAAACCCTAATCCAGTTGATCCTTCAACAGCATCAACCGTCAATGCTAAAACACTACATCCAGGTTCAAAGTCACCTGAAAGCCGTTTTTCCAATCCAAATGGCCCAGATGCATCATCATTCGGTGGTGTTGACGATCTAGGTGGTGCTACACCTACATCAGTTGCTTCCGATAACCTCGGTGCCAAGGCTGCTGGTAAGACAGGCAAAGACACATCAAAGTCATCAAAGGCTAGTGTTTCACCAGAAACAAAGAAATCCCTTAAATCACAACCAGCAATGGCCGAAGAGATGGAAGAAGAAGGTTCAGTAGTTGCTGAAACAAACGCAATTGCAGAACGTGTCGCTACCATCAAAGAAGCTGCTAAAAAGTCAAAGATGAAAAAAGACGACGACCATGACGATGAAGATGACAAGTGTATGGAAGAAGAACTAGAACTTTCCGAAGAACTAGAAGATTTCATTAACGAAGGCATCGAAGCAGGTCTTTCAGAAGAAGAGATCCTTGCTGCTATCGAAGAGAACTTTGAATTCGATGAAGAAGTTCTTGATGAAGAAACAGAGGAATCACCAGTAGAGTCATATCAGGTTGATATGTCGGAACATGTTAATGCGCTTCTAGAAGGTGAAAACCTATCAGAAGAATTTCATGCTAAAGCAACAACAATCTTCGAAGCTGCTGTTAAAGCAAAACTTGAAGAAGAAGTTGCTCTACTTGAACAGGCTTATGCAGAAACATTGGAAGAAAGAGTTTCCGAAATTATGGAAGAACTTTCAACCAACGTTGATAACTATCTTAATTACGTAGTTGAACAGTGGATCGAAGAAAATGAAGTTGCTGTTGAGTCTGCTCTCCGTAGCGAACTTACAGAAGATTTCATCGGCGGTCTCCGTTCACTATTTGCCGAACACTACATCGACATTCCTGAAGAGGAAGTTGCCGTTGTAGAGGAACTTTCACAGACAGTTGAGGATCTTGAAGCTAAACTTAATGAGGAAATCGAACGCAATGTTGCTCTCACAGGCATGATTGCTGAATCCCGTAAGAATGAATTGGTTGCTTATGTTTGTGAAGGCCTAACAACAACTCAAGCAGAGAAACTAAAAGGTCTCGTTGAGAATGTTGCTTACGCTGACGATGATCAGTTTATCGAAAAGATTTCAACACTACGGGAGAATTATTTCCCAGCTGCTGTTAAGACCGATGAGGTTCTTGACCGTGTTGAGTCGGCCGACCCAAGAATGATTTCCGAATCAAATCTTGAAGGCCCAATGGCTAAATATGTCCAAGCACTTGGTAGAAATCTTCCAAAGTAATTTAAATAACTTTAGTTAAAGAAAGAAGGAAACTAAAATGTATCTTACAGAAAACCTAGAGCAGAAGTGGTCACCAGTTCTTGACCACGACGGTCTCTCAAAGATTAAAGACCCATACCGCCGTGCGGTTACAGCCGTTATTCTTGAGAACCAAGAAAAGGCAATGGCTGAAGAGTCCCGCACTCTTAACGAGTCCGCTCCTACCAACTCTGGTGGTGGTCTCGGTTCTGGTACAGGCGTTGGTTCATACGACCCAATCCTTATCTCACTCGTTCGTCGTGCGCTTCCAAACTTAATTGCTTATGACGTTTGCGGCGTTCAACCAATGACCGGCCCAACAGGCCTTATCTTCGCTATGCGTTCACGTTATAAAGAAATGCAAGCACAAGGTGCAGGCACCACAGGTGAAGCACTATTCTTCGAAGCCAACACAGCTTTCGCTTCACAGAACTCTGCTGGTGGTCTTGATGGCACAGTTTCAGGTGACATTGCTAACACAAACCCAGTTGCCGCTCTCGGAACTTCTTCCGCTTTCGGTGTTGGTAAAGGCATGTCAACTGCACAGGCTGAAGCTCTTGGCGACGGCACATCAGGTAATGCTTTTGCTGAAATGGCATTCAACATTGACAAGGTCACTGTTACTGCCCGTTCACGCGCTCTAAAAGCAGAATACACCACAGAACTTGCTCAGGATCTTAAAGCCATTCACGGCCTTGATGCTGAGACAGAATTGGCCAACATTCTTTCAACAGAAATCTTGGCTGAAATCAACCGTGAAGTTATCCGCACAATTTACCGCACAGCATCAGTTGGTGCTCAGTATGGTGTTACAACTGCTGGTACATTCGATCTTGACACAGACTCAAACGGCCGTTGGTCAGTTGAGAAGTTCAAAGGTCTTATTTTCCAGATTGAGCGTGACGCTAACGCTATCGCAAAAGCAACCCGTAGAGGCAAAGGCAACGTCCTTATCGTTTCTTCAGACGTTGCTTCAGCAATGGCAATGGCTGGTGTTCTTTCTTACACACCTGCTCTTTCCGCTGATCTAACAGTTGACGATACAGGCAACACCTTCGTTGGTATGCTACACGGCCGTATTAAGGTTTATATTGATCCTTATTTCGGTGGTTCAGCAAACGGCGACGAGCTTGTAACAGTTGGTTATCGTGGTACATCACCATTTGATGCCGGCTTGTTCTACTGCCCATACGTTCCACTACAGATGGTTCGTGCAATTGGCCAAGACACCTTCCAGCCAAAGATTGGCTTTAAGACACGTTACGGAATGGTGGCAAACCCATTCGCCACGGCAAATGGCGACGGTGTAGTTGGTGACCGCAACACAAGCGGCCAGGCCAACATCTACTACCGCATTTTCCGCGTTCGTAACCTAACCTAATCGCTAAAAAGATTAGAGTTAGTAAACTCAGAGAGAGGGCTTCGGCCCTCTCTTTTTTTATGCCTAAATAATGGACCGGAGGATCCATGACTACCCAATTTCTACCACAAACACCTGACAATACATCTATTCTTCAATCAACGAAGTTTACTTTTATTATTCCTGACTTACCGTTTCTAAAGTATTTTTGTCAGACTGTAAATCTGCCTTCTGTATCCACTACAGAGGTTATGGTTCCTACACCATTCTCCGCAACTTACCGTGCTGGTGACAAATTGGTATATGAGGCTTTCACCATTACTGCTATTATTGATGAGGACCTTCGGGTGTGGGAGGAAACATATAACTGGTTAAAAGGTTTAACCAGACCGGAATCCTATGCACAATATATTAAGGCAAGAGATCCTAAGGCACCTTTATATTTTGACGGATATCTTACCGTAAATACCAATGCGAATAATCCTAATATTCGTGTTAAGTTCCATAACTGCCACCCTACTTCTATCGGTTTAATCTCATTTGACACCAAGGTAGATGCCGATGTTATCCCTACCGCAGACTTTACTTTCCGTTACGACTTGTTTGAAATTGAACGCTTGACAAAATGATCTATTTATGATACATTACAATATGTAATGATCTGTTTATGATACATAAGGAATACTATGAAACCTCCTGTGAAACTTGATGATCTAATGGAAGAATGGCATAAAGATAGTACCATAGATTCCACCGAACCAGGCCTAGAATTGATCCGTATATCATCGTTACACGGTAAATACCTACATATACTTTCTCATCACCGTATGTTGGCAAAGAAATTTACCAATGATTATAATAAAATGAGACTTATAAAATTCCAGTATTATCAAGGTGAACTTGATTTAGAGGAACTAAAAGAACGTGGTTGGGAACCTAATGGTCGTCTAATCATTAAGCAGAATATACCGATTTATATGGATGCGGACGAAGACCTAAATAATCTAGTTCTTAAAAAAGTAGTTCATGAGGAAGTGGTAGAGTTTTGCACTTCCGTTGTAAAGGAACTAAACAGTAGAGTGTATGCTCTACGTGCCTTTATTGAATGGAAGAAAATGACGGATAGATGACGGACTTTATTATACATAATAAGAATGAGGCCTACATCCACATCCGTTGTGATGAAGGTAAAGGATGGGAATTGAGAGATGCCTTCTCCTTCCGTCCCCCAGGGTTTCAGTTTGTTCCTTCTTACAAGCAGAAACTTTGGGATGGATATTTACGACTCTACTCTCCTACCACAGGTCTAATCTATCGTGGCCTTGCTTCTCAGGTAATCAAATGGATAACTGAAAAAGGTTATACCTATGAGTATGAAGATGAGGATCTTGATAACTCTTTCTCTGTAGAAGAGGCTAAAGAGTTTATTGAACAACTTAATCCTAAACACCCACCAAGAGACTATCAGTTAGATGCTTTTGTTCATGCCATGAGGTCTAAACGGAAGATTGTCTTATCTCCTACTGGTTCTGGTAAATCATTATTATTATATCTTGTCTGTATGTACCTACTTAAAAAAGGTAAAAGAGGATTATTGATTGTACCAAGGTCTGCACTAGTAGAACAAATGTTTACAGACTTCCAAGACTATTCTGTAAATAATGGTAAAGATATGTTTAAGTATTGTTGGAGAGTATATTCGGGTAGAGATAAAGATTCCGAACATCCAATTATGATATCTACTTGGCAATCATTGTATAAAATGCCTAAAGAATACTTTGAAAAGTTTGACTATGTAATCTGCGACGAGGTGCATCAGGCACAAGCAAAGGCTTTATCCGATATTCTTTCTAAATGTACCAAAGCACAATATCGTTTAGGTGTAACAGGAACGTTATCCGGAGCCAAAGCACATGAATGGGTATTGATGGGTTTGTTTGGTCAAATCTATAAAGCCACTACATCAAAAGATTTAATGAAAAAGAAACAGCTAGCCGAATTGACTATCAAATGTCTCATGTTAAAGTATAGTGAAGAAGAATGTCACTATATGAAATCGGCATCATATCAAGAGGAATTAGAGTATATCATCTCTAATAAAGAGAGAAATAAGTTTATATGTAACTTAGCATTGTCATTAGAAGGTAATACTTTACTGCTATTCAATTTTGTTGAGAAGCATGGCACTGTCTTATATGACATGCTAAATAAGAAGGTGAAAGAAGGCCGAAAGGTCTTCTTTATTCATGGAGGAACAGACGTTGAAGACCGAGAAGAAATACGAAGGATCATCGAGAACGAGCACGATGCTATTATTGTTGGGTCCGTTGGTGTTCTTAGCACTGGTACTAACATCGTGGCCTTGGATAACATCATATTTTCATCTCCTTCCAAGTCCAAGATTCGTAACCTACAATCAATCGGTAGAGGCCTTCGGGTTAGTGCCACAAAAAAATCCGCCACCCTCTTTGACATTGCCGACGACTTTAGCTGGAAAAAACGTGAGAACTTTACACTCAAGCATTTTATGGAGAGGATAAAAACTTATAGTGAAGAAGGATTTAGGTTCCGTATATACAAGATTGATATGAAGGATAAGTGAAATGGATATTGATATTAATGATTTACCGGTGGCAAAATTGATCCGTTTAAAAAATGGAGATGATATTATTGCCGAAGTGGTTGAAATAGGAGAAGGAGATAAAATATCTTCTCTAGTATTGATCAACCCTCTAAAAGCATTATATGTTCCTTCTACTGCTACAGGATACTTACAGATAGCCTTTATGCCTTGGGTATATCCTAGAATATGTTCCGATCAAGAATTTACTATTAGTGCAAGTGAGGTGCTTTTGTGTTGCAATGTTAGTGAAAAGATGAATGAGTATTATTGGGATAGTATAGATACATATATCGCGGAACAGAAGGATAAAAAAGATAAAAAGATTGAAGAAGAACCTGAACCTGATTATATAGAAGAAATTGCCGAATTAATGCAATCAATCAAAGATAAAAGGACTATGCACTAATGGCCGATAAAAACAAATATTTAGATTTAGATGGTGAAGATGATTTCGGATTTACCTTTGATGATGAACCGGATCTATCACCAATCACCAGCGAGGTAGATGACCTTAAACTAAGACTACAGGCCGTCCGTAAGATATATCTTCCTTTGCTGGAAAATCTAGCAAAGAATGACGACCAACCTATTATCAAATGGCCTAATCGCGGTCCTATCCTTAAGAAACAGATAGCAAAACTCAAGTCCTTAACGGAGGTCTAAAGCCCACGCTTCGCGTGGATTCGCTTCGCTCATCTAGAGCAACTGGTTAATATTGGTGGTAAGACTTGGTGATGGATGCGGAGCATATTATACACACAATATAGGAACCTTGTCAAGCCCCAAAATGAGGTTGCCATAAACTTTTTTTTAGTGTATAATGTTTATATGTTTGCAAAGAGGTTGAAATGACTACGAAAAAGAAGAAAAATCATTATGTAGATAATCAAAGATTTTTAGCAGAGATCGTTGAATATAAGAAGCAAGTTGTAGAGGCTAAAAAAAATGGCCTTGAAAAACCACGAGTATCCGAATATATCGGTAAATGTATCTATTTGATTGCTGAAAACCTTTCACATAAGCCTCGTTTTATGAACTATTCATTCCGTGATGAATTGGTATCCGATGCTATTGAAAACTGTTTTCTTTACTTTGATAATTTCAATCCTACTATTTCACAAAATCCTTTTGCTTATTTCACTCAAATTATTTACTATGCCTTCCATAGAAGGATAAGTAAAGAAGAGAAAAATAGATATATAATCTATAAGAAATTTCAAGAAAGTGTCCTAGATACATCGGATGCGGCATTAATGATAGATAATGACGATAACCACTTGATTTCCTCCACAATGTATGACAATCTTAATGAATTTATCAAAAAATTTGAGGGCCGAGAAGCAGAAAAAAAAGAAAAACGTAAAGCGGCCAAAGAAGGACTTGATAAGTTTTTTGGGGGAGAAAATGAAAGTCAACTATAGAAAAATATACGAACAATATCACGGTTCTATTCCTAATGATGAAGAAGGTAGAACTTACGATATACACCATATAGACGGTAATCGTAAGAATAATGATCTAAATAATTTAGTTGCCTTGTCAATAAAAGACCACTATAATATACACTATAAACAAAAGGATTGGGCCGCTTGTCATAGATTAGCAACAAAGATGAAAATGTCTCCTAATGTGATTTCGGAACTTTCTAAAGAAGCACAAAATGATAGAGTTTCTAAGGGAACACATCATTTTATAGGCGGAGAAATACAAAGAAAAACTATGACAGGAAAACCTAAAAGTAAAAAACATCGTCAAAATTTAGAACATATGTATGATTCCAGAAGAAAAAAATATGAAGTTATTTTTCCTGATGGTGAAGTAAATATAATAAAAGGTTTGAGACGTTTTTGTTCCGAACAAAATCTAAACATAGGTTGTATGAATAAAGTTTTATCTGGCACTTACGAGAACCACAAAGGATATGTCATTAGGAGAGTGTTATGAAAGAAGAGAACCAGTTTGATGTTCCTTTCCAGGTTCAACAGTTATTGTCGGCCTTGAAAGATAAAAAAGAGCGAGTCCATATTCGTGGTAACTATCGCATGAGATTAGAAGGTATTAAAAAGGCCATTGATAAAGCAATCAATGACTATGACACTGAAATGGGGACGGCAGGCACTTTTAAACGCCGGAAAACATCATGACCGATATAGACGATATGATCAAAGAGATTGATCAAAACATAGAGTGGTTTTGTGATAAGATAGTTGAACCTGTTCCTTATAATAAACAAGATAAGGATAAGGTTATGCAAAGGATGATAAATCTAGGTTGGTTAAGGCAATCAGAATATGAGACATATAAAGAGCTTACTAAAGAAGATTGACGAAGTTAGGTTTTTAGCATATACTGTATCTAAAAATTTGATATTAGGATTTTTTTATAAATGAATGAAATTGTAAAATATTTGAGCGAAGATATATTTCCTTGTTTGGTAATAAAATTTCCAAATTTTTTGAATCTATTACAATGTGATAAAATTATTTCGTTTTATGAACATCATACATCTTTAAAACAGCATGGATATTTTACAGGCAATGCAAAAGTATCACATGCTATCGACTCGAATATAATTTTAGAGTTAGAAAAAAATATTGATTGTAACATAGAAAAAAATATTAATAATGCCTTAAAATTATATAGCGACTTAACAGGTTTTTGTGAAACCATTTTAACAAATAGTTGGATAAATTTTCAGTATGAAGGTAGTTCATTATATGATCACACTCATCCTAATAGCATGATTACAGGATGTATATATCTAAAAACTGATAAAGAATCAAATCCATTATGTTTTCAAAATCCTAACCCTTTTGTAGAATATACGGATTCTTTTAAAGAGACAATTTACAGTAAAAGAGTATATGAATTTTATCCTTCAATAGGAGATTTATTTATTTTTCCTAGTTGGATTAAACACGGTTCTAATGGTAAACAAAATATATCCAAAAGAGTTTCAATCGCATTTAATACAAGAGTTAAACAATGACAAAAATTGCTATGATAACGGATACACATGCAGGAGTAAGAAATGATAACCCGGCGTTTCACGAATATCAAAAATGCTGTTATGACTGGTTCTTCAACTATATTGATACTAATTCTATTGGCCATGTGGTACACCTTGGTGACATTTTCGACAGGCGGAAATATATCAACTTCCTCTCCGCCAAAAGGTGTAGAGAAGACCTACTCGATCCCTTAGAAGATCGTGGTATTGAAACCCACATCATACAAGGTAATCATGACTCCTATTACAAAGATACACATGAGGTAAACGCATTAGATGAACTTGTTGTTGGAAGATATAGGTGTATTAATACTTATAGTTTACCTGACATTATTAATATTGATGGGTTGGATATACAAATAATGCCTTGGATCACGGCATCAAACCGTGAACAAGCAATGGATGTAATTGAACATCCTAGGGCCGAGGTTCTTATGGGTCACCTAGAACTAAACGGTTTCACAATGCATAAAGGATTGATATCGGATCATGGACTGGATCGTAAAGTTTTTGACAAGTTTGATAAAGTCTATAGCGGACATTACCATCATCGTTCTACTATTGGTAATGTTTCTTACATTGGTGCCTTTGCTGAATATACTTGGCATGATTACTCAGACCCTAGAGGATTTTCTGTCTTTGATACAGAAACACGTATTCTAGAGTTTATACAAAATCCTTATAAGATGTTTAGAATTGCAAAGTATGATGACGTTGCCAATCCTAACATTGTAGAAAAGATACAAGGCACAGACTTTAGTAAGTATAAGAATACCTACGTTAAGTTAGTGGTGATTAATAAATCTAATCCTTATGCATTTGATCTACTTTTTGATTCCATATATAAAGCAGGTCCTTTAGATATACAGATTGTTGAAGATCCATCAGTATTGTTAGAAAATGAAGATGCCGATTCCGTTGATGAAGCGGAAGATACAGCAACTATCCTTTCTAAGTATATTGATGGATTGACTTTACCTGTGGAATCTGCTAGAATGAAATCGTTTATGTTAGACGTATATCAAGAGGCACAGCAGGTAGAAACTGTATAATAAAGGAATTATGATATGGCTGAACAACATTTGGCGGATGAATTTAGAGTTAAAAAAGGATTGAAAAAATATCCTTATATGTGTGTGGACAACTTTTATAAAAATCCTGATGAGGTAAGAAAACTAGCATTAGACAATGATTTTTTCCATAATGATGGTCATTGGCCTGGTAAAAGAACAAGTCTCATACATCAAATCAATAGAAACTTTTATGACAAGTTTTGTGCTAAGTTGTTATCATTGTTTTATCCTTTAGATAAATCGGTTCATTACACCATTGACACAATGTTTCAATTGGTTGAACAACTTGACAAAGATCCTAATTCATCTAAGAACAAAGGATGGATTCATACCGATGATTTTGTACTATTCAGTGGAATAATCTATCTTTCACCAAATTCTATTCCTGAAAACGGCACATCTCTGTTTAGAGTTGTGAATGAAAATACAATAAATCATTTCGTCGAATCTAAGATTTTGTTGTATCGAGATAACATAGATGTTCAACATGATCTAGCATTAGATTTACATAACTCTTCGTTTGAAGAAACGGTAAGATTTAATAACATCTATAACAGACTAGTGTGTTTTCCTGGAGATACCTGGCATGGTGTCAATAGTTTCAATAATCCTTCAGGTGAACCTAGACTAACACAAGTATTCTTTGTTAGAGAATGTGTTTCACCTTATATGTCTCCAGTAACAAGATGTAATGAACAGAACGATTTATGATTACTTTCCATACTATACGATATAAAAACTTCTTATCATCTGGTAACAATTGGACTGAGATTGGACTAGACACACATAAGAATACCTTGATTATGGGACACAATGGTGCCGGAAAGTCCACCTTTCTAGATGCCATCGTGTTTGTTTTGTTTGGTAAACCTTTTCGTAAGGTAAATAAAGGTAATGTAATCAATAGCATCAACGGTAAAAACTGTGTGGTTGAAATTGAGTTCACTGTTTCTAATAAACGATATAAGATTATTCGTGGTGCTAAGCCAAACATCTTTGAAATATATTGTGAAGATAAGATGGTCAATCAAGATGCGGCAGCTAAGGACTACCAAGAGCACCTAGAAAAACATATTCTAAAGATGAACTTTAAGTCCTTTACACAGGTTGTTATTCTAGGTTCGGCATCATTCGTTCCCTTTATGCAGTTATCACCTGGTGATCGTAGATCGGTTATTGAGGATCTATTAGACATACAAATATTTTCCGCTATGTCTAATGTGGTGAAGAACCGCTTGCAGTTAAACAGAGAAGGACTGGAAAAGAATAGAATTACACTCACCAGCAAAGAAGAAAATAAAACTTACATTGAGCAAACTTTGGCCTCGTTAAAGGTCAATAATGAAAGCAAAGTTTCTCAATTAAGAGAAAAAGAACAGGAACTAAAAGATAGTTTAGTTTTGGAACAAACAGTCATTTCCGACTTAGAAGGTCAAAGAGATAGACTAATTGAGGCCGGTGCAGATACCTCCGCATTAAAATCAAAGCATAGCAAATTAGTTGGATTCCGTGCTAAAATGGAGAATAATCAGGAGAGACTACAGAAAGAGGTGGCCTTTTACCATGATAATGATAGTTGTCCAACCTGTAAGCAAGATATAGTACCAGAACATAAAGAAAAAGCAATAGAAGATAACAATTCTAAGATCGGTGAAATTAGTGAAGGACTAAATAAGGTCTCCGAACAGATTGATCAATGCCTTGGTGAAATTGAGAAGATTGACGAGGTTTTAAAGAAGATCAATGACCTTAGAGTATCTATTTCATCTTCTAAGACTTCCTATAACTCTATTGAGAATAATCTGGCACAAATCATTGAACAGATTGAATCTTTCGCATCATCGGATAAAACCACCCAAGACAGCGAACGACAACTCGAAACAGTTCAACATGATATTTCCACCCTCGAAGAAGAAAAGAAGGCCCTTTTAGATGAACGGACCTACATCGACCTCGCTACTACTCTACTCAAAGATGGTGGAATCAAAACTAAGATTATTAAGCAATATCTACCGATCATCAACAAGCACATCAACAAGTATCTGGCAAAGCTTGGTTTCTTCGTCAACTTTAACATCAATGAGTCCTTTGAGGAAACAATCAAGTCAAGATACCGAGATGAGTTCTCCTACCATAATTTCAGCGAAGGAGAAAAGTTAAGAATAGACTTGGCAATTCTCCTTACATGGAGACAGATTGCCAAACTCAAAAACTCGGTCAACGTCAACATTCTTGTGTTTGATGAAATCCTTGATCGTGCTATGGATGCCACAGGAATAGATGAGTTTATTAAGATCATGTGGGATATGGGTGATAAAGGAACTAATATATTTGTTATATCACATAAAGATGCTATGGTGGATAGGTTCCAAAGAACGGTAAAGTTTGAAAAGGTAAAAAACTTTTCGGTCTTGACAAAAGAACAATAACCTAGTAGAATAGAAACATGCTGAATAAAGAAACATTACGGAATATGGCCGAGTCCGAACGACTAATGGACGAAGGTAAGATTCCGTTTGTGTGGGCAATGTCACCTTCTAGACAAATGGAAAGGTTGGCAGTTGCCCCTATTATTATGAAAGAACTTGGTCTTAAACAAGGTCAATCTGTAAACTCAATACTTGTTGATGCTATTTCTGCAATGTCACTAAGAATACTTACCGAAAAAATAGAAGATATTACACAAGAAATATATGACCAAATGTTAACCGATGATTTTGACTTTCGTAAGGAGATGGATAAGTGATTACATACATATATGATACTCATTATGGTTATCAATCATATAATATAGACAATTTATGGCAGGGTCTATCTCAAATGGGGTGGATTAATGAACAAGAAAGTTGAATTCGTCCTTGAATGGTTTGCCACTGTATTACTTATTTTCGGCGTGGCACTTACTTCATGGAACATATATCCATTAAACATTTATGTTTCTTTGGCCGGTAATTTTGCATGGTTACTAGTTGCCTTATTATGGAGAAAGTGGTCACTTATAACAATTCAGTTTGTTATAATATTAATTTATATTGCTGGTGTGGTGAAAGAATTAACTTAGGAGCACCTATATGTCAAAAACTGATCCTCACAAAAATTACAGTTATTCCCAAGATTACATACTAATGACCGCGTTTCAAACGGAAATTAATATCTTGACAGTTTGCAAAAATAATGATAATATAACACCAATAGTTAAAGAATACCTTAAAGATCGTGTAAAAGAGATTAAAGAACGATGGAAGTAAATATCGGAGACTTCTACTATCATAAACATATGTATCAATTGTTTCAGGTTATGGCGATTGATGGTAACTATGTGTGGTTAAAAAGTGAGGAGCATTATCTTACTACAACTATAAGTGAATTGGAGATAGAAAAGGTAACACTGCCTTTACCTGAAAATGGAGTTAAGTAATTGTCGAATTTTGACTTTCTATATGATAAAAAGTTTATAAAAAATAGAAAAGAAAATTTAAGTTATTATTTTGGTAATGTTATAAATTTTGATATAACATGGGAATATGTTTTTGCCGATTTAGAAGCGTCCGTCAAAGAAAATAGTTTAATATTGAATAAAGATAATTATTATATCGTAACTCATAATGTGAAAGAACATTGTGAATTTACAAAATTGTTTTGTGAAAACTTACAAAAAATATGTCCTAAGTTGGAAACATCGGCACATTTATATATATCTTTAACCACATCAGCATTAGGTAGTGGAAAACATATAGATAAGGCAGAAGTATTTTATTGGCAAATGATAGGTAAAACAAAATGGATTGTGGATAATGGAGAGTATATTTTAAATCCAGGTGATGTAATTTATATACCAATAGGTAATTATCATAAAGTTATATCTTTGACTCCCAGAGCAGGACTATCATTAGGATTGGATTATCTTGATTTTCCAGTGCCGCCTCAACTAGATTATTAAAAGGATTATTATGGCAAAAAGTGAAGATGAACTAAAAGATGTTGAAAAGCAATGGGACTTATTTCAATCCACATTTGAAGCACCAGAGGCCCTTAACGATGATGAACTAAAAAAGGTTGTTGTTGAGGACCTTACTAATGTTTCTAAAATGTCCGTAGAGGAATATACTCTCTATCAAAAATGGCTTGAGATACATATTAAATATCCTACACATGAAGGTTTATTTGGCACTTGTCTTGAAGACGGTGAACAGGAACTTGCAATCAATAAGATTAAAGATAACATCTGGATTCCTAATGATCCAATGGACTATGCGAAACTAAAACCAGTCCTTGTTTATACTCCTGAATTTGATATGCAAGACACTTGGAATACTATTCGCAACTTTACTTCTACAATGAAGAATAACTCCAATATTGGCCGTAATTTATCTTATATTGTTCAAGATGATGTTACAGGTAAATATCTTGGTGTTATTTGTATTTCATCCGACTTCCTTGACCTGACACCAAGAGATAATTATATTGGTTGGTCCCGTGAGGTTAAGACAAATCAAGGTATGATCAATCACACGGCCATTGGTTCTACCATTGTGCCTTTACAACCGCTTGGTTATAACTATACAGGCGGTAAACTTCTAGCATTACTTTGTCTTTGTGATAAGGTACAACAAGATTGGAAAAAACAATATGGTGATACACTCATTGGCGTTACTACTACATCATTATATGGTAAGTCTAAAACTAACCAGTTATCACAGTATGATCGCCTGCAACATTGGAAAAAAATGGGCTTCACATCAGGCTCTGTGTCTTATGAGGCAAGAAAACCTACTGTAAAATTAATGCTTGATTGGTTGAAGAAGAACCATACAAGAAAATACTTTGAGTGGTATGTTGCAAAGAACCTTGACGGTATGCCATACAAGAGAGACCACAAGAACCGATCTTATACATTTATGTATTCTCAACTTGGTATTGATAAAGAACTAATTCGTTCCGAGCACGCCCGCGGAATCTATTTTAGTCCTTTGTATACCAACACCAACGAATTTCTTCGTAAGGAAATCTCCGAGAAAGAACTTGCCAAGGCGTTCGATTCCAGTTATGATGCTCTGGTAAATCTATGGAAAGATAAGTATGCAGGAAAACGGATCAAGTCCTTAGTTGAACAAGACCGTGTTTCTAAGGAAACTCTTTTCTATGATGACCTAATCTTTATGGATTGGGAAGAAACAAAGGCTAAGTATCTATCACAGGTAGGAAGATAATGAAATATACTTATGTGTATAAAATAACATTAAAAAATGTCTATAGTGATGATCCGGAATTGTATTACATAGGAATTAGGTCATGTTATTGTCTACCAGAAAATGATGTTTATATGGGAACACCATCAACATATAAACATTTTTGGAATGATAAAAAATATCTTAAAACTAAAGAGATACTATCTTGGGGTTATTATGAATATGATAATGAACGTTTGCTAAAAGAAGAAGCAGAAAAAATAGTCCAGCACTTAAATGATTATGGAATATATAAATTTGGTGGTACATGTTTAAATGTTAATGTGTTTAGAAACAGCCGAACTGAAATTAAAGATAAATCATTATGGAAAATAAATCAAAAAAGAGGAATAAAAAAAGCAAAAGAAAAAGGTGTATATAAAGGTCGCAAGATAAGTATAGACACAGAAAAGGTTTTAGAACTAAAAGAACAAGGATTAGGTGCTACTGCTATAGCAAGATATCTTGGTATTGGTAGGGCCTCTGTCTATCGTGTTACAAAAAAATAGAGGTAAATACATGAAATATTTTGATTTCCATAAACTTGAAAACCGTTGGGATCTACTTGAACCATTCCTTATCGTGTTTACAATCTATACAATAATCTTCACTACCGCGTGGGTTTACAATCGACTTTCACGCTAACCTATTGATTCCCTTATAACTTGACAAACTCAACTTGATTTGCTATAATACTGAAAATCGAGAAAGGAATCAAATGTCTAACGGAAATCAAACGTCTCTCTTGGCAAAACTCCTTGCTACGGAAAATATTACGGTTCAGCAAACACCAGGCATTAAGACCGCCATGTTTGACCTTAAAGGCCGTGTATTGATGCTGCCTATTTGGCAAGGCATCTCAAATGATCTCCAAGACCTCCTTATCGTCCATGAGACGGGCCATGCTTTAGATACTCCCGATGCTGAGACATATAAAAAGGCATATGAAGGTATTGCTGCCCGTGTTTTCCCTAACGAAACAATCTCCGAACAACTAAAGAAAACAGTTCAAGGTTTTCTTAACTGTGTTGAGGATGCCCGTATCGATAAGCGCCAAAAACGCCGCTATCCCGGTTCACGTAAAAACTACCTTATCGGTTATCGTGAATTGGTAGAACGTGATTTCTTTGGCACGGCTAAACGTGATATTAATACCATGAACTTTATTGACCGCCTAAATATTTATTTCAAGGGTGGTAATATCAACTATAAAATGGAGTTTTCACCCGAAGAACGAGTGTTCCTAAAACGGGCTGAAGGTCTTGAAACATTCGAGGAAGTTGTTGGTCTTACAGAAGAAATCTATATCTACTGTAAAGAGAAACTTGAAAACCAACAAACAATGGAACTTGATCTAATCGAGTCCGAAGAAGGAGAAGACGGTAATGATAGCAACATTGATACTGATAACAACGGTAATTGGGACGATAGCATTGAAAGCGAAAACGCCGAAAATGAAACCGATTCCAGTGAAGGTGAAGGAAAATCCGACGCACTAAACGGCGAAGGTGATATTCAATCCGACTCAGTAAATAATGGCGCCGGCCCCGGTGACTTTATGCCTGAAAATGCTCCTGTTTCCGAAACTGATGAAACATGGCAGAAAAAATCCCAAGATATCGTTAAGGACGAAAACTCAACCTACGTCTATGTGAATATGCCTCAAGTAAATTGGGACAAGGCTGTTCACGACTATAAAGTAGTCCTTGATGAATGGCTCACCCTTGAGGTTGGCCGTGGTTATATATCAAGAGATGTTTTTGAGTTTAATCGCAAACAAATGACCGCATGGAAAATGAAAGAGAAGGAAACAATCTCTTTCCTTGTAAAAGAGTTTGAACAAAAGAAGGCTGCAGAAATGTATGCCCGTATCAATATCTCCAAGACTGGTGTTATTGATACAAATAAACTTCATTCATACAAGTATAATGATGATATCTTCCGCCGTCTTACTAATATTCCAAAAGGTAAGAACCACGGCTTTATTATGTTCCTTGACTGGTCTGGTTCTATGCAATGGAACTTGAAAGATACCATGAAGCAACTTTTCTCCCTTTGTTTATTCTGTAAACAAATTGGAGTGCCTTTTGAGGTGTATGCCTTTAAAGATTGCGGTTGTGATAATCCATTTACATATATCGGCCAAGAAAATGTAATTGGTGGATCAAATCTTGTCCTTCGCAACTTCCTTTCCTCACGTATGAATATTCAAGAATTGAATTTTGCAATGACCGTTCTTTGGGCTGCTTCTAATCGGAACTGGTTGACAACTGATGGTATGGGTGGCACACCACTTAATCATGCTATTATGATTGCGCCAAAACTTGTTGAGGATTTCCGCGCTAAGAATAAACTTGAAATTGTTAATACTATCTTCCTTACAGATGGTGACTCCAATCCAAGTGAAGGTATTAAAAACGAAACTACTCCTCGTGTGCCTAATCAATCACGCCGTTACTTTTACGTTGACAAGGTAACTCGCAAAACATATGATTGGTATCCTTGGGGTTATGGTGGAACGGATACTAATACTACAACTCTCTTGCGTATCCTTAAAGAACGCACTGGTTGTAATCTTGTTGGTTTCTTCTTGTTTGGTAACTCTTTCAATAAGTTTGCTAGTCAATTCTATCTTAAAGATAACTATGATAAATTGAAAGAAATCCAAAAGTTCTGGAACGATAACAAGTTCTATCCTATCAAGAGTGCCGGGTATGATGAATATTATGTTATTGACTCCAAGGCACTAAAAAATTCAACCAACGAGTTGCTTATTGATAATACTAAGAAGAATACCGCTAGACAAATGGCTAAGGCATTCTCTAAGTTTGCACAAAAGAAAACTGTAAATCGTGTCCTGCTCCGTCAGTTTGTTGATCGTATTGCAGGACAATCAAAGAAGGTTGCATAATGAAACAATATAAACATGATATGAGATCATATCGATCAAAGTCACCTAATCGAGATTATGGTCGATATGCAGATTGGGTTAATGATTACTATGAAACCAACTATTGGCGTTTTCGCCGTATATGGTATCCTATGAATAAGTTTGACTTATATGATCTAACGTATGGTACGGATGCATATGATAAGCAAGTTACTCGGTCACTTGTAAAACGGTGGGAACCTTGGGAAGGTACGAGTGCCGATTTGTGCTTGTTTACATACCCTGAGGAAATCAAAAAGGCTTACAATAAAAAGAAGAAGAAGGAAAACAAGTCTGTTTACAAACCTTTTAGAGGTTGACACCGACCATTCCTTGTGCTATAATCCATATATAATGAGAAATGTGAAAGGAAAAGATGTAATGGTTAAGAAGGTAGATCGTAACGAATTCCTCGACAAAATCCGTTTTGAGTTCGGTGCTATTCGTTCAATCACTCGTCCACAGGTTCTTCAAATCTGCGACAAGTATGGACTTGATAAACCTAACTGGATTTTAAATGACGTTGACCGTAAAATTGGCCGTGGTATCTATTCTCTTCCAGAAAATGGTGCACCTATTACCGTTGCACGTAAGGCAATTAAACCTTTTCCCGATTTAGCACCTAAAGCGCTAGTTATTCCTGAAACTGCCGTTGCTATGGTTGCACCTTCGGTTGTTTCTAATAATGCTGAGTTGTCTTTGATCCCTGAAAAGGCCACTGGTTATGTTCCATTTGGACATTTTGCTGATGTCCGTTCTATTGTTAAATCTAAAAAGTTTTATCCAACTTATATTACTGGACTTTCTGGTAATGGTAAAACAATGATGGTTGAACAAATATGTGCCACTGAAAAACGTGAAATGGTACGTGTTAATATTACAATCGAAACGGATGAAGATGATCTTATCGGTGGCTTCCGCCTTGTCAACGGTGAAACAGTATGGCAGGATGGCCCTGTTATTACTGCTATGTCACGCGGTGCCTTATTACTCTTGGACGAAGTTGACCTTGGTTCAAATAAACTTATGTGCCTTCAACCAGTCCTCGAAGGTAAAGCAGTTTACTTGAAAAAAACTAATCGAGTTGTTCATCCAACCGCTGGTTTCAATGTGATTGCAACTGCTAATACTAAAGGTAAAGGTTCGGATGATGGCCGATTTATCGGCACCAATGTTATGAATGAAGCGTTCCTTGAGCGTTTCTCTATTACAATGGAACAAGAATATCCTGCTGCTAAAGTCGAGTCTAAAATCCTTAACAATGTCCTTGGTGCATCTGGTATTGAGAACACGGAGTTTGTTGACAAGTTGGTTACTTGGGCAGATGTTATCCGCAAATCCTTCTATGAAGGTGCTTTGAGTGAAATCATCTCCACCCGCCGCCTTGTCCATATCTGCGAGGCCTATGCTATCTTTAATCAAAATAAAGTTAAGGCTATTGAATTGTGTCTTAACCGTTTTGATATTGATACAAAGAATGCCTTTATGGAACTTTATAAGAAGGTTGATGAAACGGTTGAAGGTGCTACCGGTGCCGTTGGTTCTTCTATGGAACAAGAATACGCCGCCGGTGCTAACGGACCTGCCGGCCCTTTCTAAAAATAAAGCTTGACATTACACCAATACCTTGCTATAATATAAAAATCGTCGGTATTACAGCAAGGTATCAATGCGAAGATCGTATAAAGGTATTACACAGAATTCCCATTCTGTGATGTGTGGTTCGACTCCGCACTCTTCGCTCCAACGACGAACCTAAACTATGTAAATGGAGAAATATATAATGGCTACTGCACGTAAAACACAAATTGAAAAGATCGAGAACGTCCTTCTAAAGCATAACACAGGCGCTGGTATCACCGCTGATTCCGTTGCTAAGATTGCCCGCGTTCCTCGTGAGTCGGTTGCAAAGCGTGTTGCGGACCTCCGTGAGTATTACAACATCTACACCAACTACCGCATGGTAGATGGTAAGCGCACGGCTTTCTACCGCCTTGCAAACTAATCTCCTAGATTAGTCAATACTAAAAGGTCGGCGCCTATATAATAGTAGGCACCGGCCTTTTCGTTTATGGAGAACATTATGGAAATTAAAATTTCAACCGAAGAATTGAGATCAAAGAAATTATTTGTAGCGACACCCTGCTATGGCGGCCAATGTTTCGGTCTTTATGCCAAGGCATGTTTGGATTTACAGGCGACTTGCATCCAATATGGGATGGAATGTCGCTTTTCTTTTATCTTCAATGAAAGTCTAATCACTCGCGCCCGCAATTATCTTGTTGATGAGTTCCTTCGATCAGGATGCACTCACATGTTATTCATCGACGCTGACATTCAGTTCAATCCACAAGATGTTTTGGCATTACTGGCGTTAGATAAAGACATTATTGGTGGCCCATATCCTAAGAAGTCTATTAATTGGTCAAACATTGTTAATGCTGTTAAGAAGAATGCCGAAAATCCTGAATTTAATCCCGGTATGCTTGATGGTGTTACAGGCGATTTCGTTTTCAATCCTGTTCCTGGTACAAAGTCATTCAAAGTAACCGAACCAGTTGAGGTTATGGAGATTGGTACCGGATTTATGATGGTAAAACGTGAAGTCTTTGAGAAGTATGCCGAAGAATATCCACATCTTCATTATAAACCAGACCACGTAGGTCAGGCTAACTTTGATGGTACAAGATATATCCATGCTTACTTTGATACAGTAATTGATCCACAATCTCACCGTTATCTTTCAGAAGATTATATGTTCTGTCAAAATGCCAGAGCAATTGGTATGAAAGTTTGGTTATGTCCATGGATGAAAACAACTCACGTTGGTACATATGGCTTCCAAGGTGATCTTCCCGCAGTAGCAGCATTGAGCGGTAATTTGCGGTGATTATAGGCGTTGTTGGATTCATAGGATCCGGCAAAGGCACAGTAGGCGATATTCTCGAAAGAGAACACGGTTATAAAAAGTTTGCCTTTGCTGATGCTCTAAAGGACGCGGTTGCAGGTATCTTCCTGTGGCCGCGTGGCCTTTTAGAAGGTGATACTAACGCTTCGCGGGCCTTCCGCGAACGTGTTGATGTTTGGTGGTCACATAAACTCGGTTATGAAGTAACACCAAGATTAATCCTACAAAAATTTGGCACAGAAGCATGTCGGCATGGAATCGCAGATAACATCTGGATTGCGGCATTAGAAAAACGTATTCACGGATATGAAGATGTGGTTATCACCGACTGCCGTTTTCCTAATGAGATTGATTTTATACGTAGTGCCGGCGGCGTGATTATCCGCGTTAAACGAGGTGATGATCCTTCTCCAGAAGAAATTTCTAAGATGCACATATCTGAAACAGCTTGGAACAATTATGATCCAGATTTTGTTATTCATAATGAAGGAACAAAGGATGATCTAAAAGAGAATGTAAAAATCATCTTGACACAATCTGAAAAACAATATAAAATGGTACATACACTGTGAATATAAGGAGTATAATATGAAATTTAGTGAAAATACCTTGACGGTTCTAAAAAACTTTGCCAATATTAATAGCGGCGTTGTTTTAAACCCTGGTAAGGTTCAAAAGACCATGTCATCCGAACGGTCTATTCTTCTTGAGGCAACTCTTGAAGATGATATTCCTCAACAGTTCGGCATCTATGATCTAAACAACTTTCTGGGTAACATTACAACCCTACGCAATCCTGAAATCACATTTGGTAAAGACTCCGTGTCTATGACCGAAGGTGACTTTACTTTAACATATCTTCCTTGTTCACCAAACCTTATCATTACACCACCTGCCGATAAGGAACTAACAATTAAGAATGTTGATGTATCCTTTACATTACTAAATGCTTCTATCTCAAGGTTGCTAAAGTTGGCCTCCATGAATAACCTTCCACATCTATCTGTAGTTGGTAAGGATGGTTCTTTATTGCTACAGATCCATGAGAAAGCAAATGATACATCTAATCATGGTTCTACAAAGATTGGTGATTATGCTGGTAAGGACTTTATCGCAACCTTCAAGAGTGAGAACCTTAAACTTATTCCTGATGATTATGATGTTGAACTACAGATTGGTGCCTTTGCCAAGTTTGTTAATAAGGCCGGCAATCTTAAATATTTCATTGCTCAGGAAACAAAATGATGAGCAAGATAACCGATATGGTTGTTATGTTTTTTGTTGGTTGTTGCGTAGGACTATTTGTTTATATGGTATTCTCCGCTACAGACCATTCAAGTAAATGTAAAGACGCCGGCGGTGTATCTGTTAGAGGTGTCTTTAAGTATGAATGTATTAACCCTAGTATGATTATTGAGGTGGACTAATGGCAGGTATAGGACATAATCAGCAACAGCGGTCGGTACAAGGCCTTACAGATGAAGATCGTAAGATCCTCCGTAAGGCGGTATTGGAGATGAATGACTCCATGACCCGTGTTGGTGCTGAAAGAGAACTACAAAAAGAAACCACAAATGAAGTTGCTGATAAACTTGGCATTGATAAGAAATTGTTCAAGCGAATGGCTAGAGCATATTTCAAGGCAAACTTTAAAGAAGAGGTTCAAGAGAACACGGACTTTGAAGAGTTTTATACCACTGTTATGGAGAAAACGGCATCTTAATGAAATCTTTGTTTTATGAGCAATGGTATAAATCAAGAGTCAATAAAATTATTAACATATTTGGAGAATCATGGTTTCAAAATAAACAGATTTTGGAATTAGGATGTGCTCATGGTGATATTGGAATAGAATTTTTAAAATTGGGTGCGGATGTAGTTTTTACAGATGAAAGGATAGAATTTCTAGAAGATATTGACAAAAATTTAAAAAATCTATATAATTACTCAGCTGAGTTTGCCTTAATAGACCATGATAAAGATTATAGTTTCAATAAAAAATTTGATCTTATAATACATATGGGTCTTTTATATCATTTGCAAAATTGGAGAAATGATATAAAAAATGCACTGAAACATTCTAATATAATTATATTGGAATCTACCGTTACTGTAAATATAGAGGAAAATAATAATATTTTAAATCTCAATGATAGTGATATAAAATATGGTTATAGCACCAAAAAAAATACTAGAACGTATCTTACACAAGAAGAAGTTGAAAAAGAACTTATTAATAATGGATGTAAATTTTTAAGACTAGATGATGAAAAATTAAATATAGAAAATAAATTTGTAAACAATAAAAAAATATCTTTCATATATGATTGGACATATGAAAGATATAATTGTGGATATTATAACATAGATAAAGAAAATGTGTGGTTTAAAAGACTTTGGTTAGTTTTGAAATGAAAGGTCATGAATGAGTGAATATTTGTTATGTGAAAAATATCGTCCTCACACTGTTGAGGACTGTATTCTTCCAGACCGTATTAAATCGGTCTTTCAGGAATATGTAAATGATGGTAATATACCAAATCTAATGCTAACTGGTCCTGCCGGTTGCGGCAAGACTACTATCGCCAAGTCAATGTGTGAACAACTTGGACTTAATCATCTTTTTATTAACTCATCCGAAGAGAGAGGTATCGATACTCTCAGAACAAAGATAAAAGGTTATGCATCTACCATTTCTTTGACTGGTGGTCGTAAGGTGATTATACTTGATGAGGCAGATTATCTAACTCCAGAAGCACAGGCGGGCCTGCGTGGTGCTATTGAAGAGTTTAGTGAAAACTGTTCATTCATCTTTACTTGTAACTTTAAGGCACGATTGATTGACGCCTTGCATAGTAGATGTGCCGTTGTAGATTTCTCACTCAAAGGTGATGAAAAATCCAAGATGGCAATGTCAATGTTCAAACGCCTAAAAACAATATTAACAACAGAAGGAATTGAATATGATCCGCAAGTATTGGGAAAGATTGTTGAGCGGTATTTTCCAGACTATCGCCGGACTCTCAACGAATTACAACGTTATGCTACTAGTGGACGCATTGATACTGGTGTGCTTGCTCAGGTGGACAATGTTCGTAAACTCGATGAACTAATCAAGGCACTAAAAGAAAAAGATTTCTCCGGCATGAGAAAGTGGGTTGCGAATAACTCTGATGTTGATCCTTCTCGAATCTTTCGAGATGTATATGATGGTTTGTATGAATACCTAAAACCAGATAGTATTCCTGCGGCTGTCATTACTCTTGCCAAGTATCAGTATCAAGCAGCATTTGTGGCCGATCAGGAACTTAATCTTGTGGCCTGTCTAACTGAAATGATGGTAGAATGTGAGTTCAAGTAATGGCTGACCTATTCAAAGATATCATACCTTCCATCCTCCAGAGCAAACAATATGTTCTGGAGGACGAGAAAGACTACCAGGGATATATCATAAATAAAGCATTGTCGTTCCATTATGATTGTGCTTTACAAGCCAACCAGATGAATTTGTATCCCAATCTTCCTGGAACTCTTCAATATCAATATCTCCTAAATACTATCCGTGGGTATAAAAGACCCTATAGTAAATGGGTAAAACGTGAAACCTCAGAGAACTTGGAGGCCGTTAGAGAATATTATGGATATTCTTATGACAAAGCGAAACAAGTGATGGTTTTACTGAGTGATGCCCAATTAGAAGAAATAAGAAAACGAATTCATAAAGGTGGCAACAATGACAGTAAACCTAGACGACTTCGTGGAGGTAAAACTACCTGACCCGCAGGCGTTCCTGAAGGTCAAGGAGACTTTAACAAGAATAGGTGTAGCATCCAAGAAGGATAAGACACTATACCAATCTTGTCATATCCTTCACAAACAAGGTCATTATTATTTGGTACATTTCAAGGAAATGTTCATGCTAGACGGCAAACCTACCGATTTCTCGGAGGAAGACAGAGGCCGTCGCAATACTATTGCCAATCTCCTAGCAGAATGGGGTCTTGTCACTCTGGTTGATAAAGACAAAAGTTCCGAACCACTCACACCTCTCAACCGCATTAAGATTATATCGTATGGTGAAAAAGGTGAATGGAATTTGGTTGCTAAGTATTCTCTAGGTAAGAAAAGATATCCAGAAACGGAATAATGGCTAATACCATCATCCGTTTGACCGATATCTATGAAACCCGTGAGAGAAAAGAGAAAGAGTTGGCTTATTATAGAGAACAGTTGGAAGTCCTCCGACAAAAAATGTTCTTTATACAAAAAGATATTGACATAACCAATATCTGTATTCAGTTAATTGAGAATGAAAAAGTTTTAGATATTAAGAAACTTGTTGAAGAAAAGAGAGATAAAGAATGACTACATTGAAAATCTTCAGAACACACCCACTTGTCAAACTACCAGCAAAGCAGACCTCACAATCGGCTTGCTTTGATCTATCCTTTCAAGGTTATAACAATAATACCTATGAAGGATATGCTCACAACAATAAACCTTTTAAAAGAGTTATGAATAACCAGATCGTTATTCAGCCTGGTGATCGTATTGCCGTTCCAACTGGATTGATCTTGGATATACCAGAAGGTTACTCCGTGCGCCTTCACGCCCGCTCCGGTCTATCTTTAAAGCAAGGCCTTATTCTTGCTAATGGTGAGGGTGTTATAGATTCCGACTATGTTCAGGAAGTCATGGTATTAGTTCATAACATTTCACAGAACCAGCTGGTAATCAAAAGCGGTGACCGTATCGCACAGGCCGAACTGGTCGAGGATGTTAAGTATTCTATTATTGAATCCGCAGCAAGACCAGGGGTTAAGACCAACCGCACAGGCGGCATGGGTTCAACTGGTGTATCCTCGGAAGGTTCAACTATTGTTATTAAAGTCGCAGAAGATGTCCGAAAAATAGAACCAAAAAAGGTTGGTAAGGTTAGTAAATTGCCACCTAAATTACCAGCAAAGGCGCCGCCTAAGGTACCAACGAAAAAAGCAGGAAGACCGAAGAAGTAATGTTTCCAATGCACCTAATAGGGATGCTGCGAATGTGCGGCGCCCTAACCGTTCCGACGGGACTAAACACAAATGTTATAGTAAATAATATTTTAGCCTCTGTTGTAGGTGACATAGATAGTCACAACGGATTAGGTCCTATATTACAAATGTTAAACACTAGAGTTTTGATTGGTGGAATACCTGCTGTTCCTGCCATTGCTAGTGGCGCCATGCCTGATGTTATGGGTATCATACCACATCTACAAGGATTGCCTATACCTATTATGGGTTCTCCTAATGTTATGATAGGTCAAGGTAACATGATGGCTGCTATTGGTATGATGCAGCAACTCGGACTTGGTAGTTTTGGTGGACTACAAATTGGTGAACTTGTTGGTATAGGTCAACAGATCATGGGCCAAGTTATGAATTTCACTCAACTTGGTGGTGGTTCAGCAATTGCACAAATAGGAAACATACCAAGCGGTGCTCCTGCATTAGGTTCTGGTGCTACAGTAACAGGACAAACCTCAGGTTATTCATTTACATTTGCCAACTATATTGATAGTAGAGTCGCTTCATATGAAATCTCATTACCTGCGATCAATACGGTAACAAATGCTCTTGTGCAGGATGATGGTCAATATATAGTTATAGATGATTACTTTAATCTTTATCCAACACAGAACTTAACACTATCGGTGGTGACAGTATGACAGTAAGTATAGCAAATATGTCCACGGTATGGATGAGTAATAGCAATGTATATAATGCTATTAGTATGTCCGTTTCCACAATGGGATATGGTGCCAATTCCTCTTCGAGAGTTTTAACTTTTAGTGTGGACTCTAATGCCGTTTTTAGTATTGATACGATAGGTACACAATTCACAAAGGCTAATACGGTTGCATCTCTACCTTCACCTACAATGGGTGCTAGATCATTTGTTATCGATGCTAACAATACAACTTTCCAATCCAGAGTATTTTCTGGAGGAACAAATGCTGTTCCTGTTTTTGCTAATGGAACATACTGGTTAATAGGTTGACAAGACCATAAAGTTTACTATATAATAGTATGATGATAGCCGAAAGGTATCGTTTTTTATATCTCGCTGAAAAGGAGAACTACAATGACAAACTATAAATTCAACACAGAACACTTTGGTATTCCTACTGGTCTAGCAAGACAGTTTATTGGTTTCGATACTATGCTTGATAGATTGCGTGAGGCCAGTGAAACACTACCAAAGATTCCTACTTATCCTCCATACAATATCAAAAAGATTGATGATGAGCATTTTGAAATTGAGATGGCTGTTGCCGGATTCGGTAAACAGAACCTTGATATTGAGTTGAAGGATGACACACTAACCGTTTCGGGTAATCTAGAGTCCGACGCCGAAGATTACATCTACCAAGGCATTGCTAACCGGGCGTTTACCCGTAAGTTTAACCTTGCTGATACTGTAGTTGTAAAAAATGCGGAGTTGGTCAATGGTCTACTTAAAATTGCTCTTGAACGCTATATCCCCGAGGAGAAGAAGGCTAAGAAAATCGATATCTTGGATCCGTTCGGTGTCCAGGAGACGACTAAGCAACTCCTCACGGAGGGCACGAAGGCGTGGACTCAAGGATTACAGAAGATCGCTGATGCGGTGACACCTAAATAAGATTAACATGGCCGGGACCTCTGTTATCAAGTCCCGGTCTTCTTTCTTGAGGTTATAATATGAAACTTGTGATCGAAGATTCCCCTAAGACCGTAACGGTCATTACCCCTACTATTGGTTCTCCTAAACTATTAGATGCTATTACATCCGTAGCAACTCAATCTTACAAGTGTAAGCATTTGATTGTTATTGATGGTCCTGAATTTATTGAAACCGTTAAGGAGATTGTCACCATAGCAAGGATGATGGATCCACAACCAAACATTCATGTAGTTAGCACACCAGAAAACACAGGTAAAGTTGGTGATCAATCATTCTACGGTCATCGTATCTATGCAGCATATCCTCACCTAATTAACTCCGATTATATTCTGTTTCTTGATGAGGACAATTGGTATGAAAGTGATCACGTTGAGACCCTTGTGCAGACTGCCCAGAGTAAAAACTTGGATTTCTCTTTCTCACTCCGTAAGATATACTCGCCAGAAGGAAGGTATATTACCGATGATAATTGTGAAAGCCTCGGCAAATGGCCAATATTCATGTCACGCCGTTCTCCACATGGTGAACAGTTCCTAATTGATACATCATCATTCTGTTTCAAGAGAGAGTTTCTACAAAAGACTTGTCATTTCTGGCACGCCGGTTGGGGTGGGGATCGCCAGTATTTTTATTCTGTTAAACAACATGCTAAATATGATACAAACGGTAAGCATACACTTTGCTATCGTCTAGATGGTAATCCACATTCGGTTACAAAAGAGTTTTTTGAAACAGGTAATAGAACACAAGAACAATATTATGAAGGGAAATATCCATGGATAAAGATTTAATTGTAGGTGTAGTTGATAGATATAATTGGGATCAGATTAAATATTGGGCCAATTCAATTAAGAAGTCAGGTTTTACTGGACACAAGGCGGTCCTTGTTTATAATATGGATTCTGGAACGGTAAAAAAACTTACTGATGAAGGATTTATGATAATTGGATGTAACCAATACGACGAAACAAACGGATTTACACATGATAATTCTCGTGGTTCAGTTATGGTTGATCGCTTCTTCCATCTTTATGGTTTTCTAAACATATTTAATGAACCAGTTAAAAATGTTATTATGACCGATGTTAGAGATGTTATCTTTCAGTCCAATCCCTCAAATTGGATAGACAAAAACTTTTTTGGTAATATTCTGGTTGGTTCGGAAAATCTAAAGTATAAAGATGAACCATGGGGTAAAAATAATTTACAACAAACATTTGGTCAATATTTTTTAGATATACACGGTGATAACGAAATCTATTGTGCCGGTGTTATTGCCGGTTCACTAAATGTTATAAAAAGCTTATCATTAAATGTTTGGTTAGTTTGCCGTGGTTTAAATCCTCATGTTCCAGGTGGTGGCGGACCGGATCAGGCCGCATTAAATGTCCTTCTACAAACCGAAGTATATTCACTATTAACTAAATTTACAAATCCTGATGATGGTTGGGTTGTTCATGCTGGCACATCTCGACCTGCTATTGAAGCAGGTTCTGGTGGAATAGGTGAAGAATATTTAAAAAATCCTAATATGCCCCTTCCATTTGTTAGAGATGCGACTTATAGAATTGATAATGGTGAAGTATTTGTTAATGGTAAAAAAGTAACCATTGTCCATCAGTGGGATCGTGTACCACAATGGAAGACAATATTCGAGGAAAAATATGGCTAAGAAACCTACAACTACAAAAAAAGTAACTAAAACATCAGTAGTGGATACAGAAACTAAAACGGAAGTTAAAGTTGCTGTAACAGAAACCAAAGATGTTGAGATTATAAACCTAAAATATGGTGATTGGGGTGGATATAATAGTCCACACTCAAACGAAAGAAAAGTCGAACTGCCTATTGTCTTTTGGTTCATTGAAAAATATAAAGATAACTTGATAGAATTGGGTGAAGTTAGTTGTTTCTATAGAGATGCTAATCATCCAATATATGATTTAAGATCCGAAAAACCATCCACAACAGTAATGGATATTTATGATGTTGATTATGAAGGAAAGAACGTTGTATCTGTAAGCACAATAGAACATGTTGGTAATGGTGATTACGGATATCCAGAAGATCCTGAAAAAGTTTTAAATCTTTTACAAAAGATTATAAAACAATCTAAAAATTATTTGCTGACTTTTCCAGTAGGATTTAATAGAAAACTTGAGCAAACTATTACAGACCAGAATATGAAATATATATTATTGATAAGAGATGAAAAAAATAACTGGACTCAGGTACATGATAAAAAATTTGATGAATATGAATATAATAAACCTTATGGAGCCGGTAATGCGGTTGCTATTCTAACAAACTTAAATATAGGATTTACTCTTGGAGATTAAGTGATGGCTTTAACTGATGAAGATTTTATGACGATTAAAGAACTTGGTGATAAGTGGCCTTATGATTGGGTGTCGGTAAAAGGATTGGCACCTTATATCAAAAGACTTGGTGAAAATATTGTTGGTGTTGAGATTGGTACGTGTCGTGCCGAGTCAACGGCATT